AAACTGCCGCGCTAAAAATGATCGGTGACCTTGAGGCTAAAAGATTTGGCATGCTCAAGGAAATGGGTGCTATTGATAATAGTGAAATGGCAACTCAGATAGCCGAACGCGAACGTCGTGAAGAGATCATCCTCGGCATTCTCAGAGATGTAGTATTTAAATGCCCTACCTGTCAGAGCGAGGTAAAGAAGAGGCTCGCGCAGGTAAATAATGAAACTGTCCCAGTACAGGTTATTAGCGAAGTAGACTGATATGTCAATGGACTTTAGCGATTACCTAGATGTCCTAGAGGGCCAGGACTTTGATGAAACTCCTGTAGACCTAGAGACCTTTTGCTATGACGCAAAATACCTTGGGCTCCTGCCACTTTCTGAACTACAGATCGTAATGCTTCGGGCAATGACTCAGGTATATAAAAAAGAGACGTTGATTGAACTTTATGGTGAAGAAAAAGGGCTAGAACGTTCGAAGCAAACCTACCGAGAAGTTATCCTACAACTTGGTAAGGGTAGTGGTAAGGACTACACGTCCACGATTGCTTGTGCTTATATAGTTTATCAACTACTGTGCCTAAAGGACCCGGCTGGATATTATGGAAAGCCCGCGGGGGACGCAATTGATATCCTGAATATTGCCATTAACGCAACACAGGCAAAGAACGTTTTCTTCAAGGGATTCCGTGAAAGAATTAAAAGGTCTCCGTGGTTTCAGGGTAAGTATGACGCCACACAGGAGTCAATGAAGTTTGATAAGGGAATTACAGTTCACTCCGGACACTCCGAGCGTGAGGCCTGGGAGGGATACAACACACTCGTTGTTATCCTTGACGAAATCTCCGGTTTCGCGGTAGAGAATAATACTGGACATACACAGTCCAAGACTGCCGAAGATATCTATAAGATGTACAACGGTTCACTGTCATCTCGATTCCCTGACTATGGCAAGCTTTTGCTACTTTCATTCCCTCGCTATAAAAATGACTTTATCCAGAAGCGTTATGACGAAGTTGTTGCGCAGAAAGAAATTGTCATTCGTAGCGCAGACCTAGTAGTTAATCCAGATTTGCCAGAAGATTTTCCTGGTAATACCATAAATGTGGAGTGGGAAGAGGATCACATCACCTCATATCGTGAGGCCAGAGTGTTTGCGTTGAAGCGGCCCACATGGGAAGTTAATCCAACTAGACAATTACAGGAATACACCCAAGACTTCTACAAGGACATGCAGGATGCATTGTCGCGGTTTGCGTGTATGCCTCCTGATTCCATTGATGCATTCTTTAAGTCTAGAACTAAAATTGAAACAGCTTTCAATCAAACAAGTTGGGCCATCTCAGAAGATGGAGTAGTTGCAGATTGGTTTAAGCCAGTGGATGAAAAGCAATACTACATCCATGTCGACCTTGCCCAGAAGATTGACCGATGCGCACTGTCACTCGCTCATGTTGAAGAATGGGTATTAGTTTCCATTGGTACTAACTACAAGGAGTATCAGCCAAAGGTTGTTGTTGATGCTATTAGATGGTGGACTCCGTCGTCTACCGAGGCCGTCAACTTTGCCGAAGTGCGTGAGTTCATCCTTGACCTCTTTAGGTTGGGATTCAATATCAAGATGGTCACGTTTGACCGATGGAACTCTAAGGGTATGATGGACGAATTGTCTGCCTACGGAATTAAGACCGAACTTCTTTCTGTGGGTAAGAAGCACTATCAGGACCTATCCCTGATTCTTACAGAGGAGAGGCTTACGGGTCCAGCCAATGAAATCCTGATTGAGGAGCTACTCCAGCTCAGGGTTATCCGAGACCGCGTTGACCACCCTAGAAAGGGCAGTAAGGACCTCTCAGACGCTGTCACAGGGGCGGTATATAATGCAATAGCCAGAACACCCAAAGAGATAAATAAAACCATAGAAGTCCATACATACGATATGCTTAAGGATGAGCGTAAGCCGTCAAAGTCAAGGCCTGGTGGCTCAATTAATCCACCAAGAAAACCTCCGCAGGATTTAGAGGATTTCCTTGCGGATATAGATGTCATCTGATAGAATATACCCATAATAAGAGCTAGTCCCACTTGGAGGATAAATGTACAAGGTTATTGATGATGTTAAAGAAGTTGAATACACTGACATTGCAGATGTTTCAGAAAGCTCAGCACTTCGCGCACTACTTTATGACACGACTTCGCAGTCAGCATATGTAGTTTTTCAATCCGACAACTCTGTTTGGAAATATGAAATTAATGACAACGTTTGGATTCGTTGGACAGATTCTGATTCTGCTGGGCGCTTCTACATTAATGTAATCAAGGGTATGTATGAATCAGAGTACCTAGACGACCTTCCCAATGTTGAGTTTGTTTACAACCCGCGTACTGATGCTGTTGCTGAAAAGATTAACGCTAAGCACGCCAAGGTTCTCTGGGGACCAATTGAAAAGGATATCAGCGTGACTGCTACTGCACGCTTTACTACAAGTGTTGAGTCACTTCCAGAATATGTTAAGTTGATTACTGATGCAATTGCTGGCTCTGGTATCACGGTGGAGTTTAACCTAAATGCATGATCCAGAATTGGTACAGAGCCTCACAAAAAATCTGGAAGCGGCATATAAAAGAATGGCCTCAAGCACTGGCAAGTCTGCCAGTGGAGCCGAAAGCTCTTACGGCCAAGCTTACCAGGAGCTGGTAAGAATTGGTGTTAAGCCTCAATTGAGGCTTAAGTATAGATCACAGGGATAGAGTATGCCTAGAACAAAAGCAGAAGTAGAACTCAGGAGTTGGTCTGAAATGGTTATCAATAATGATACCTATAGCAAGAGAGAACAGTCTGCCGCTCTAGCGGCTAATGCTGTCCTGCTCACACTTGATACGTATCGGGAGGTACAGTATGAATCGACTAAGCGGTAGTATTGCAGACACAACGTTCGGCAGGGTAACCAATGAACTTGATATTACTGAAGTTTATTTGGTAGAGTCAAAGCCTTCTGAGCGCGCTTATAATCGTAAGATGAAGAAGGGTGGATGGTTAAAGCCATCATCTTCAACAAGGAAGGCACTTCGTTCATCTTTCGAGAGATCGAAAAATGTCTAAGCCCTGGGTTTACTATGAGACAGATAGATCTGCCTCGTTTGATTTTAGGCCTTCTATTTTACATCAGTGTGCCTGTGGCTCAACCATGTGGAGACTTGTTGTAGAGTTTGAAGACTATGAGATTAGTGGATACATGCTGGACATGGAATGCTTGGAGTGTGGCTCATTGGCCATTGCCCCTACCCCTATTGATAATCCTGAAGGGGATTATTAAATAGGCGTGCGAGTAGCTCAGCTGGTCAGAGCACCGGACTCATAATCCGACGGTCGTGGGTTCAAGTCCCACCTCGCGCACGATATAAAATACTTAAGGAGATATTATGAATGAATTTTTTGACCACCCACGTATTGCGGAACTAATTGAAAATGGTCATATTGTAGTGGTTCAGAATGAATTTGGTGAGGATATGATGGAGCTGTCTCCTACCCTTGCTGATGAAGATCCAGAGCTTTATGAATTGTTTACAGAGAGTTTGTCTGAGATTTTTCTAGAATTAGAGAAGTCTGGCCTTGTCGCCACTGGTATAGGTGATGATAATGAGTCATACTTCTATGCCACTGAATTTGGCGAGGAATTTTTTGAGGAATTGATCCTATCTCGCAGGCGTAGGCTAAGACTGTTAGAATTCACTGCTGAATAAAGCTGTGATATAATATAGTCATGCCTTGGCACATTTCAGATACAGCTCCTGGTTGCAGTGGTTATGCCGTTGTAAAAGATGATACTGGAGAAGTGGTGACGTGCCATAAAACTAAGGATGATGCCGAGGCCCATCTTAAGGCCCTGTACGCCTCAGAGGCCGATAAAATTGATAGTTCACAGACTGCCAATGTAAATCCACAGCAGGGGGTAGGTGCCGGTATGCCAGCGCTTAACGGTAAAAAGAAAAAGATGCGTGTCCAGAAGGCCGCTAAAACATACTCTCCAAACGACGGAATGAAGTCCGCGGCCAGGAGAGCCCTTGCCTGGAAAGAAGAAGGTAAGCGCGGTGGAACAATCATTGGCCTGACTAGAGCCAACCAAATTGTAAATGGAACAAACCTATCAGAGTCCACAGTAAAAAGAATGTATAGTTTCTTTTCTCGCCATGAAGTAGACAAGAGGGCGACTGGGTTTAGTTCCGGAGAAGAAGGTTACCCCTCTCCAGGTAGAGTAGCGTGGGATCTCTGGGGCGGAGATGCAGGGTTTACCTGGTCTCGTAATATTGCAGAAGGTTTGAGAAAGGATTTGGATATGGATAAGGCTGGAAAAAGTTTTTCAATTGGGGACATGGTTTCATGGGACTCCAGCGGTGGTGAAGCTTCCGGAAAAATCGAATATATTATGAGAGAGGGAACTCTCGGAGTGCCGAATACAGAGTTTAGTATACGCGCAGAGGAGGGCGACCCCGCGGTTCTAATTAGAGTTTATAGAGATGGCGAGCCAACCGAAAATCTTGTTGGACATAAGATGAGTGAGCTTAGAGCCGGATCCACAGAAAAGGATTCTGAAGGTATGGGCGAAGAGTATGAACTCTCTGGACTTAATGATAGACAGGAAGATCAGGCCGAGGCCTATTACGAAATAGTTGAAGAGTATGGACAGTTTGACCAATCAGCCGGCCCAGATGGAGCGCACTATGCAGGCGGATCAGACAACCCATTTAAGTCCGAGGGTCTTAAGTGTTCCTCATGCATCTTCTTTGAAGAGAATGCTTGCCACATAGTCTCAGGACAGATTGATCCGGAAGGCATATGTAAGCTTTGGATTATTGCAGAAGAAGACGAGATGGATGATATGGAAGAAGAAGGCGAGGACGAGGGTATGATTGAGGACATTCAAAAGAGAGAGTACTCAACCCAACAGCGCAATCGTATGGCTTACTCTGGACAGGCTATGGAAGATGGCTCCTACCCAATTGCAACGGAACAAGATTTGCGCAACGCTATCCAGGCCTTTGGTAGAGCGAGTGATCCGGAGGCAGTTAAGCGCCACATCATCCGTCGCGCGAGGGCACTAGGACGCACAGACCTTCTGCCCGAAGGCTGGAGCGTAAAGAAGTCCGAATGGGGTCCCTGGGGCGGAAGTTTTCTACCGCATAACTCTTGACGAAAACAGGAGCACAAGTAGTAAAGAGCTTGCGCGACGGGGTAGTTTATGATATACTATCCCTATGCCATACAAACTAAAGAGCGACCAGTATGCAAGTCAAGCTGCTCATAGGCAAAGAAACTTCGAGCTATACTGGAAGATGCTTTCAGATTCAAAGTGTATGGATTGTAAGGTAACTGATCCAAGGGTACTAGAGTTTGACCATAGACCTGGAGTAGAAAAAAAATTTACAATATCTAAGGCGGTAAGTGGGAGTACGCGTTCCTGGTCTCTTATATTATCAGAAATAGCTAAGTGTGATGTTGTCTGTAGTAACTGTCACAAAATAAGAACCATGGAGCGTGGAAACTTCAGTCGGCATCGAGCCTCTGTGGACTAATGGATAAGTCAACGGTCTTCTAAGCCGTACATCATGTAGGTTCGATTCCTACCAGGGGTACTTAGAGAATAGGAAGAAATATGGCAAGCGAAACACCTCTTTATGTTATTATCCCATGCCTGAACAGGCATAACCTTTTGTCTGACCTACTCAACTCAATTGATGTTGACCCAGACTACGTTGTAATTATTGATACCGGATCGAAGCCCACACTTGAAAGTTTCTTTTCTGGATATGCTACTGTAATTTCTGAGCCACTGGACTCTGAAAGAAATATTCAGAAGTGGTGGAACATGGGGCTAGCATATGTCAGGGAAGTTGCCAAAGTCCGTGGAGAAAATAACTACCATATTGCTATTTTAAATAGTGATCTAAGTGTTACCAGACATGATTTAACTATTTTACAGGAGGCTCTGGAGGCCTCTGGATGCTCCATCTCCCACCCGGACCACAGTAGAGAGTTGGTATCCGGAGAGCTTGTTATAAAGACTGATCAGATTGCAGTACCATTCCAATACAAGATGACCGGGTACTGCTTTG